TTGTCAACCTATAATTGACTTGGTTTTCTTACTTTGTTTAGGATTATCTACCCAATATATCGTATTAGGAGGCAAAAACCCGTGAATAAACCAAGCATTACCGAATGTTGGATTACCTTTTCCTGTAAAGTCTACACGATTATTATACACGAGTGTAGACATTCCGTGTTCTATAAACATTCTGCCTCGTTTCCCACCTTGAAAACTTGTTACTGGCAGTAGTAATGCAAATGGTTTACCAAGAGCATAACAATGTTCAATAAACTTATCTTTGATACTATATGGTGGATTAGTTATAATCCCATCGTATACATCATCTGGTTCACAATCGAAAAAGTCTTTACCTTTGCTTGGCACTATCTTATATCCATTGTTATTAAACCCATCTACGATTAGATTAGATGTTCCACTAGTTGCTTCGTAGTAAGTTTTGTCTTTATCAATGTATTCTAGTAGAGGTTGAACTTGGTCAGATGGAGTATAACATTCATCTGATTCCTTGTTTCTTGCTCGTCTCTGAATTAAGTCCGTGTAAGTATTGCTCATTATAAATCAAACAAATTATCAAAGGTTTCAGATGCATTTGCATCACTCATATCCCAATTCAAAACACCAATTAAGTTATCTAACTTCTTATCAACAATAGTTTGTTCCATCAACTCGTGGTCAAATGGCAAGTCTTGGAACCACTGAGGTATCTTTGTAGCATCAATTGGATATGCTACACTCTTTAACTTAAAAGTATTTGGTTTTAGTTTACAGATAATACACTTCATACCATCTACAATCTCTACTGCATATCGGTCTTGATTAAGTTCACGTAACATATTCCAGTTTAGTGCGGCTGATACGTGTCCAGGAAGGTGTACTTTATCTTTCTTACTTTTATCACCACCGTTGTTCAAGTCTCTTGCCATTGCCTTCTTAGCGGCATTCACTCTGTTCTTGTACGAAGTCAAGTTGTTCACACGAGATTGAGAACCTTTTTCCCAACCTGGCTTTGCTCTAAACTCTTTCTTAAACTCTTTGACCATATCGATAACATCTTCTCTGCTACCATCAGTCAACACTTTCAAAAGTACTTCACTTAAGAAGTTTTGCATATACTTCGGTGTATCAGAACGTTTAAGGTCAAGACCCATCGCTTTAATCTTGCCGGGTTTACCATCAACATCTCTACGTTCGCCATCATCATCATAGATAAGCATCGCATAGCGTTTCTTTTTGATAAAGATACCTTGTGTCGCACAGTTCTCACGACCAGCAACAATAATCTCACCTTCTTTTCTAGGAACATTAAAGAATGTTTTCATAAAGTCTGGAAAACTTTCGTTCACTTGATTTGCAACTTCATCATACAACTGTAATACTTTATCTTTATTCCATTCAATCGTTCCCTCGTCAATCTCTTGCTTGTAAACAGGGTACATTGAATAGTAAATGGAGTCTGTATCACCATAGATAACTGCTGGACCTTTATAGTCATAATGTCCTTCGATAACTTCATTTGTCTTAGCACCCATATGTCGAGTAATACAACGGCCGGTAAGTGTTGTACTCTGACCAATACGCTTATCATAAAAACGACAACCTTGGTTCAGTAACGCACCGTAGAGTGAGTTCAAGTTAATCTTTTTAACTAACTGTCGTTTGTCCCAGTAAGCGATTTGTTCTTTATCGCCATCTGTAATAGCCTTCTTTTTGCTTTGTTGCATTACTTGTCGTTCAGCATACCATCTTTCTAGTAAACTAGGAACAATACCTTGAATGTCTTGTTTGAATATAGTGCCATTTGCAGTCACAGTCCAGTTCAGTCCGCTATTGAATATCAAGTCATATGCTTCTGCACCAGATACTGTTTGAGTTGTTTTCATGTCTTCGTATGGACTATCTTCTAGGACTAACGTAACTCTACTTGCTTTGTCTTTCTCGTTTAGAACACGAAATTCTTCTGAACTAAATGTTTCATCCCATGCTTGAGAAGAACCATATGTTTTAGCACCAGTCTTTCTACCTTCAGATATTCTGTCACCGATTAGTTTGTCGGTTAAGTCTGGTCGAAGTTGTCCAGCAATAGTTTCTGGCGACATATTCATCGCACGAATAACCGATGGATAAAGAGAGTTGATATCAATACCTGCTACCCACTTCTGTAAACCTTTCTTAGGAACTGCCACGAAAGCACCCGCGGCCTTTTGCATTTCTAAGTCATGTAATTCTTCATCACTCAAATCAACATCATCATCTGACCATTCACGTCTCTTTCTATCAGGAACAACCATACCTCGTCTATGTGCTTCGTTAATGATTGCTTGTTCTGTAACGGCAACCGCACCCATTGTTGTTTTGATGTTCACTGTATTATCGTGTGCAATTTCATTTGCTAGTTCGATGAACCTTAATTTCTTATCAATCTTATCAAGTAGTGCAACGTCTTGTCTGTTGTATGCTACGAATTTGTAGAAGTCATTGTTGTATAACTGGTCTAATGTACCATCATATGCAACTTTTTGTTCACCTACTTCGTGTTCACCAATCGTATCAAGTGCGTATGAATGCATTTCGTGGTAAGTATACTTACGATATAGTTCTAAGTAGTCTAAGTGAATTCTGCCGAACAAGTCAAACGTTTCTTGTTCTTTACCGTATTTTACTATCTTACGTTTCTGAGGAATTAAATCCCATAAACACATCTTTCGGGTATGCGACTTACTTAATACCTCAGTTATTCTATTAACAGTATAAGGAATATCATAACCTTCAGAGTTCCAACCAGTTAACACATCGGCATCTTCAATCACATCTAAGAAGTCATTCAGCATGTCTGCTTCACTTAGGTATAGTTCTGTGTTTTCGAATTGCGAACAAATGCGTTGTGCTTCTTCTAAACCTTCACCCTCACGCATACTCTTTGGCGGGATTACGAGTGTGACAAGTAAGTCAAGCCATTGTAAATGAACCGTGATGGCCGTGATTGGCATGAATGGGTCACTAGGGTCTGCGAAGCCACGACTTGCATCAAAGTCAGTCTCAATATCGAAGAAAGCAGTATTGAGTGTTGGTGATTCTATACCATTATAGTTCTCACTCAAACACTTAACTTCAGGCTTCATATCACTTTCGTAAAATGTTTTGCCTACGTTTATCTTTCGTTCTTTATGGAGGTCTTTGAGACGTTTACATTTGATTTGTCGAACTTTGTCGCCATGAATACTTACATGGTCACCGCGTGGGTCTTTCACATAGAAAGTACGCCACGCTGGATAATCATTGTAAACTCGTTTACCTTTAATTCGTTCTACAACTTGAACAATATCTTTGTCTTTGTTGTAGAATGCATCTACATAACTCAAAGAGTGCGACCTACTGTTTCTAAGATAGTTTCCATATCTTCAAAGTCTTGGCGAGTTTCAGCAAGTTTTGCCTTGTGTGCCACAGAGATTGCTTTGTTTAGAACCGCTGGTTTAACATCGATTTCTTCAGCAATTGCTCTTACAGTATCACGTAATCCACCTTTAAGGTCTTCACATTCTTGTAGAACCAGACAACCTTCATTCACCAGTTGAATGAGTTTTGCTTTTTCTTCTTCATTAATTGCGTCAATTGACATATACATCTCCTATAAGTTGGACAATAAAAAAGAGTGCTTTTACACACTCTTTATATATTAACATAGGTGACTTTAAAAGTCAATAGGTTTTTATGATTATTTGTCTGCGTCCTTCATGGCTTTTTCTACCATATCATCTGCATATTGCTTAGATGCTGTGAGAGGATTACCGAATCCAGATTTCTGAGCAACACCTGCCAAACCACTGGCCGCTTTGCCCCATGCTTTTTTAACACCACCTGCAACTTTTTTACCAATTACTGCCTGTCCTGCTTTGTTCATTGTTGATGAATTGCCTGCTTTTGCATCTCTAGCCGCTTGGGCTGTTGCAATAGTTTTACCTTGAGGACTGTTTACTGCCCATTCTTTGCCTTTTTTGTCTTTTATCATGCCTTTTGTTGTTCCGCCTACTGCGTTTTTAACAGCACTACCTACACGAGCCACTACTGGAGCAATACTTTCATCATTTTTAACTGCGTTTAATTTTTTGCCTTTAACTTTTGCTGAAGCAGTAACACCCATGGCATCTGCTCCCTTTTGAATAGACCCACCTGCCGCTTTTGCGGCACCTACACCGGCTTGTCCAGCAACTGTCTTTGCGACAGATTTAATACCTCCTTTTATAAGTTTTGGCAAGACTGCTCTAGCAACCGTTCCTGCAACTGCACCGATAACTGGTAAAGGTAAAATCTCATCAATACGTTTGCCTTCTGCAATACCTTCTTTAAGTTTGCTAAATGCAAAGTTTGACATTCTAAGCATGCCTTCTTTAGTTCTTAGCATATTATCAATTTTTTCTTTGTTAGTATCATTTACAGCATTGTATACTGCCACAACGGCTGATGCTGTATATAAATCTACTTTCATCTTGCCATCGTCAAATTTAACTTGCATATTTTGTTTGTCTGCTACAATCTTTTTAATCGTATCAATTGCTTTATTGCTACTCTTTGGTTTCATATCCATAACTTTTAAGAATTCATCTCTGGCCGCAATTGCTTCTTCATCTTCATTCATTGATTCACCTAAATGGTTGTTAGCATATGCTTTTACGTCTTCTGCACTACCATGAAATGAAACTTTATATCCACCATAAGGCGATTTGATTAGTTTGCCATCTTCGCCTCTGTGTATCTGCTTTCTCAAGTTAAATTTCTTATGTGCGTTTGCTTCGCCTTCAGGTTGGTAATCTGATATCGTAATTGTTTTTCCATCGTTACTATAACTTTCGTAAAATTCTTCATCAGTTTCACCGGCTGCCATTTCTTTACAATCTGAACATCTACCATGTCCATCATTGTAGTCCATCATAGGAGCACCACAGCAATTACTTACCATGCCTTG